ATTAAAATATTTTACTTCTATAGTTGCTGGCATAATTTATTATTACTTATTTATAATTTTAATTACCATCCTTGATATTCCATTGCTAATGATGGATAATTTGAATTAGCTAAACTTTTTAATCCTGTACTGTCAAAATATGCCACCCATCTTCTGTGTATATTTTGTGTTAACCCAGGGTTTCCAAATGAACTCGTGTTAGAATAGTCAGTTCCATACACAGCATTAATGTCACTCGAGTTTGACCCAGCAACATATTGAAACCATCCAGCACTATCAGGGATCCATTCTTGGGTAAGATCGGCATCTGTATAAAATTTTGTAACATATTTCATATGCCATTCTCTTGCAAAAAGAATTTGATTTGCGCTTTGAGTTGACGCAATCTGTGCTGTATTTTGCGCCGTGTTACTAACTCTATATTGATAAGAATATATATTGCTTCCGCCGTAAGCCGCCGGATAGTAAAAGTCACCAAAGAATACATTAGCATTTACTAGACCACTTATTATGTTAAACCCATCTGCTGGACATTCATTAGACCCATATCCAACAACTATAGGATTAGAGGATCCGTTTGAACTTTTTATTCCCCAAGGGTATCTTACTATAATTCTATAATCACCAAATTTGTCTGCTATATTAGCATATGGTGATTTACCTATTACAAAAGTTTTTCTTGCAATAGTATTTTGATTACTACCGTTAAGTGCTTTTGCCTGCGTGTTTGCCTCTAAGCACGCGGTATTTAAAATATCAGTTGTAAAACTTGAGCTATTAACTCTGCTTGATTGAAAATAAAAAGGTAAATTTCTTTGATTTATTATTCCAGCTCCCCCAACTGAGCCTCCTGAATCAAAAGCTGCCCTATTTATTTGAGAGCCCCCAAAATTAATGGTTTTACCTTCAATATCTGTTGCTGTAACCCAATTATTACCTGAGCTAAATGGCCTATATTGTAAATAGATAGGGTACATAAGCAAAGGATAATCATCAATTGTTAATCCTTCAAGCCCTACATCTAATTGATTAAAATTAATTTCTACCCCTATAAACGCTGTCCCCTGCCGCAAGCCAGCTTGAGATTGGTCTAATGTTGTAGCGTCAGCTGAAGACTGGATAGCCATTGCGTTTTGATTTTTATTAAGCATATAAAAATTTGCGCAATCTGGTACAGAGCTAAGAACTCTGGTTTCGCCACCCCTATTCACAGTTACTTCGTTTATACTATTACTTAATTGCAAACCGTCATAAGGGGCTCTAATGTCGTTATTGCTAGTAATTGATACTCCTGGTAAAGGTATACTTCCTGCAGCATTATCAACAGCAGTTTGGCCTCCTACAAAATACAAGGCCCCAGACTCTCCACCCGAATTAGCAATACTAAACCCATATTTAGAAGTTGATCCAAATTCTGTATTAAGAGCTTCGTTGCCAAATAAAGCAGTAAGCTGTAAATTAGTAGCGTCAGTTGGCCCACCCGCGTCAGTTAATGTAATAGTTATAGGATATGGCCCAGTTAAATCTTCCGTTGTTGATAATTCACCAGCGGCGTTTATGCTAAATATAGTTTGATTAGCAGGAGATGTAATGGACCAACTTAAATCATTTGTGTTTAAACTTGTATCAGCCGCACCATTTACGCCTGTAAATGTGGCTAATAACCCTGTTGATCCAGCCGTAAATTGCAGAGTAAGATTACTAGGGACTGGGTCAATATTTACAGATGCTTGATTTGGTATTGTATAGGTTTTAAAAATAGGTGAAGTATTTGCTAAAGGCACTTCAAAGCCCGCTGACCCTGCTGAGTTTCCAGAAACGTCGGTAAAATTAACTGTTATATTATATACTTTTTCTGTCCCAGCTTCTAAGCTATAATAAAAATCTTTAGTACTTTGTATTTTATATCTATACCAAGTATCTTGGTTTTGGTTATCATAAGGAGAACTTTCGGGGGACACTTCAACAACAGTAAAAAAAGTAGATTTATTTTGTTCATCACTTAAACTTGTAACACTAGCTATCGATGCAGTTAACCTGTTGGCCGGTAAATCTTGATTTACAGCTTCTCCTAAAGAATTAATATCTACAGGGGCCCACCCTGCGTCAGCGGTTGAGGGTAAAATATCTACATTACCATTTGCATGACTTTGATTTTCATTAAAATCTACTGTAACAGTACCAATAGCGCCAGTAACAACATTACTCGTGATTTCTATAGCAGTATTTAATTCTGATATTAATCCACTAGTAGATGTTTCATAATATATATCTAATCTTGATTCAACAGGTTCTGTTTCAAATACACTCAATAAAAAATTATATGTGCCTGAAGCTCCAGCCGAACCTATAGGGTTTGATGCTATTTGTGATATTCTTCCAACTAAAGGATTTGATGTAGTATCATAAATATCACTTAAAGCAGTTGTAGAACCAAATAAATCATCTTCTTCGGCAATAGTAATTACAGTATTTGATTGATTTGCTGGATAAAATTGTTTATTATAAGTTGGAGGGCCGGCTGTATCTGGAGTAACTCTACCAAATAATTGTACTGAACTTCTAAATTGTTTTTGTTCAGGGCCAACTTCAGATAAATCTCTGGGCACTTTGTTTACATTATCATTAATTAATGTAATAAATCCGACTGCACCAGCGGGATCATTAGTAGAAACGCCGTTCGGAGGGCCATTTAAAATTCCAGGTAAATAAACATTATAGTAATCTTGTTCAAATTGTTTAACCACAACTTTATAGCTATACCAACCTAATGGATTGTAATTATTACCCGATCCAATATAAAGCCCTGGTATACCAGACTTAGCTGGAATTGGGGATGGTGTAGTTATAGGACTGTTAAATAATATTTTTAAAGCATCCCCGGGCCAAGAGGCTACGGGAGTATCAGCATCGTTTCTATAAGGATGATAATGAGTCGAGGCCGCAAATGTTCCTCCGCCACTTGTTATAGAAGCATCGGCAAATTGAGACAATAACACTGTAGATGATCTTCCGTACCTATCTGAAACAACAATCCCTACTTGATAATTTCTATTCTGTTTTAAGGTGCTATTAGGGTATTCTACTTTACTAGTGTCGCCAGCCGCCAAATTAAAATTAGATTTATCAAAAGCTCCTATTTTGTAATCTAATTGAGAAGTAAGCTGCCCATTTAAATCTTGAAACAGTGGAGTATGTTTATCTTGGAAATTGCCATAAATAACTCTATTTCCTGATATTTCTTGAGAAAAGGCTTTAACCGGAACTTTATCATATACTCTGATTAAATCTGATTCAGGCAAAGTTTTATAGGGTTTTAAACTTTGGTAAATATAATTTATTGTAGAGTCTGTATAGGTTGTTTCAAACTGATTATTAACTAATAAAGTGTCTACTACTTGTACGGCTTGCGCATCTGATTCTTTATAAACAATATCAATTTCTGTAACTTTTAAAGTATTATTTAGTGTTGCTCCGGTAATAGCCGAGCCGTCTATAGCTTTTGGCAAGGGAATATTTAAAGTAATTTCGTTTACTTTATTTTCCATAAAATTAACTACGGTGCTTCTAAATGTTGCATCCTCATCTTCTGCATAAAAATATCCGTCTTGTTTGGGTATAAAACATTCTTGAGTAAAAGGCGCTAGCGCTGAATATTCATTATCTTCAAATTTAAATCTATAGCTAAATCTTACAAATTTATCCTCTAAATAATCTGGATCTCCCGCATAATCTGTTTTTAAATATGGGTTTGCCGGAGGGTTTGTATCTGCGGCATTAATTGCGGGCACCGTGGGGCTTACTACATCTTTCATAGTAGTTTCATATTCCCCTGCTATAGAGCTTTCTTGATATAAATTTATAGCTTCATAAGGCGCAAATTTAGCTACTGAAATATGATCTTCCGTAGTGTAATACCCTAATGTTTTATTTATATTTATTTTTCTTGGTTGATTTCTATTGTCTGTCCAAAACAATAAATTTTCAACTATGTTAATCCCATAAATAGGGTTTAAAGTTGAAAAATTTAAAAACAGCCCTTCAACCAATTTAGTAGAGGTTTGAGTTAAAGTATTATAAGCATAAATAAAATGGTTAAATGTATTAATATCGTACTGATATGCGGATTCTGTATTATTTGTTAAAAATAAATATACCGTATCATTAATTGGGTTGACTATATGACCTATAGCTTGTAATCCTGTATAGTTTGAGTTTAAAGCTTGGAAATCACCTTGGGGCAATAAAGCATTACCTAATACATTTTCTAATGCCCCTACGTCATCGCCCTCTGATTTACTAACTTGTATATTAAAGCCTTGTCTATATTCGCCTTGAGGCACTAGCCGTGCATCAAGATCTAAATTCATTTTAGACTTTATAAAAGCATTTTTAACTTCTGCCATTTATTTAACTTTTAATCCATTTAGATTTATTACGCATTACTTGAACTATTTCGTCTAGTTTAATATTAGATAATCTAATTTTTGCATTACGAAGTTTAGCGCTTTTTTCTCTTTTATATCTATTAACTATATATTCAGGGGTATTAACTTTGGTTGATAAAACAGCATGATTAACATAAGAATATATAGCCTCTTCTGCCATTTTGGGGACCTTCATATCTTGATCATATGCAAGTCCATCAGATATATATTCAAATATTATTAAAGCATCTCTTAAATTACTTGAAAAAGATATTTTACCTTCCCGGTGGTTCATTGTAAACCAACCATTTCTTTGTGATGTTTCAGGGTTTAATCCATACCTTTCACCCCAAAATCCTTCAAAACCAAATCCATACCAAGAACCCGGATATATACCTTTGTTTATTTCATTTAAATTTAAATTACCATTTATTAAACGATCATTTGCTCTAGCCCATTTAGATTCCGTTAATGACGTTGCGTTTAAATCCTCGCTAAAATTATCTTGAATAGGTATTCCTTGCCAATCTTGTGGTAATAAGCTATTCGGGTTGGATGTTAATGTAGTAGGATATATAATATGTTTTACGCCTAATTGGTCTACCCAAGACATTTTAACATAATTAACATAATCTTGCGGTAATGGTATTGATAAACTAGGGGGCACTGTGGCCTCTTGCGATTTTATACTCGGCAGAGTATCGTAACTAAACTCCTGTAAAGCTCTTTTTACATGAAAAATTATATCATTTCTTTTAACATTTTGAATAATTTTCCCTTGACCTACATAGCCCACTAAAAAGTTTGTTATTAAATCAGAAACTTTAATATATGCATAACTACCATAATTTTCTTCTACAATATTGCCATAAGCGTCTTCATCGCCGTAATTTCCTCCTGTTAAATTTTTTAGTTGAACTACTATAACTGTATTTTGGGCGGGAACCGCTTGTATTGTTATGGTGTTACCTGCTACACTATAAGTTTGAGTATATTCAGTATAAGAGCCAGCTATGCCGGTGGGGCTTGTATATAGTTTAAAATTATTTTCGGCATAATTTACAGTAGTAGGATCAAAGCTGCGAAACGCCAAATCTGTATTAAATGTAGTCGTAAATGTATTATTACTCCCGTCTGCTAAAAATGTTTGTGATCCAGCGTAATATTGTGCATTAGTTTCTTGCACTAAACCTCCGTTTGGTTTTGCCATAGCTTATTAACTTTTTTCATTTATTTCATCCATTTGCACTTGCTGTGCTGCCGCCTGAACTATTTGAGGATCTCTAATTATAATTCCTGCGTATTGAAGTACTCTTAAAATAACTTCTGTTTGCTCGCTTTCATGAAGCTCAAAATTAATAGAGCCTGTTGGTTGAGTAGATGCATTATACTCTTCTTCGTTATATAAATACTCGCCTAGCGTACCTACATTAAAACCCCATATTACATTAGATGGTTTTTTAACATATTCTACTTGCACATTATTTTGAATAGTATCTGGTTTTATAAACAAATAATTGTTCTCATACAAATATGTAGGGAAAGTTTCAGTTGCTTTTGTTAATTTAGATTTTTCAGAAGTATAAAAATCATTTCTTTGAAGTCTTTGTATTAAAACTTCATTATTATATGTTACTTCACCCAATCTATAAAAGTTAACAGTTCTTCCATAAGAATCAGTAGTGGGCAGAGTAAAATAATTAGTAGGGGTAGGTGATGTATTATTATATAAGGCATTGCCAAACGTTTTAAATATAGCTACTTTTTCATCTATATTTTCTAGCCTATCAGCGTAATTTAAATCGCTTTGAGGAACTCTAGCTTGTTGATTTAAATCTTCAAAATATTTTTCAAATATTTCAAGTTGAACTTGTGTTCCTACTTTGTTAAATTCATCAGGAGTCATATACCCCCTTTGCTCTTTATTTAAAATAGACAACACTGTTTGATATACAGTATTTACGTTTATTGCCATTTTTATTTTTTGTTATATAATAGTAAAGCCGCCAAAAGACGGCTCTACATATTATAAATATTACACGTTATAGAAGTTTTTTCTCTATAGATTTGTAAACTTCTATGCCTTCATCTGTTTTAAAGAATGCGGCCATAGCTGAATACGGGTTTTCATCAAAAGGAACATTCATTATTTTTCTTCCTGTTTTAGCCCATGCAAAAGTTCTTTGGTCTTGTGATAAATCTAAAAGGCCCAATTCGGTAGCGTTAATAGCTACATTTCTTAATTGTACATTTTCATCATTGGCCAACTCTAAGAACAGTTGAGCATTTTCTTTAGCAAATATTAAAAGATCTCTTTTAATCTCTTTAGAACTCATGTCAGATACCTTAGAACCAACCTCAACTCTTAAAATAGCCTCAGCCTGATCTATATCCATATCTCTTCCAACATTTAAAGCTTCAATAATATATTCAATAGTTTCTAAATCATCTACAGCTTCTTCTACAGGATTAAATTCGGTATATTTAACTCCTTTCATTGGATGGTAAAGAGATAATAACTTTTGCAAATTTTGTTTTTCTTTAGTTACGGTTAGTGTACCATTTCTAAAAACAATATGACCTAATGTTGCTTCACCTGATTGTTCATCAACTAATGGTGAATTTTGATTAGTTGCATATCTTAATTCTCTTTGTTCATTTTTTTCTTTATCAAACCATAATAAAGGATAACGACCCGTGTGACGAGATGCTATAGTATATGTTAGTGGGGTTTTAAGACCATTTAATAAATATGTTCTGTCTTTAATTTCCCATTGTGGTTTTTTAGGTGTTGATACTTTAGCTGCAGGTTTTGCAACTTCTTTTGTTTCAATTACTTGAGGTGCAACCTCAATATCTTTTACTGCTTGAGTAGCTTTCTTAGCCATGATATAATAAAATTAAATAGTTAAAAGGTAAAAACTACCCCCGTTAATACAACGAGGGTAATTTATACCAGGTAAATTATGATGCGGTAAACAATACAAAATTGTTAGCACCTTGTACACACAAACATCTTTCAGACAAGAAGTGAACGTCCATAGAGTCAATGTCAGAAGTAAAAGCACCTCCGGCAGATCCAGTAATCCAAGACTTCATTCTTCTATCTTCAGTTTGAGAAGCTCTGTAACGAACATGCAAGAAAGGTCTACGAATGTTAGAACCTAAAATTTGATCGTATACAGTTGATGTTCCAGCAGGGATAAGAACTCCGTCAATTGCTGAAACAGCTACTCCACCTCTTGTAGAAGCGTCATTAAGATATTTCCAGTCGGTTTTATAAAAGTCATAAGAACCTCTTCTAAATCCTGAAAAACCAAGATTCAAAGCCATTTCTTCAGAGTTTTCAAATAGACCAAAAGCAGTACCTCCCCCAATACCGGAAGAAATATTAGCTAGCATATCGTCAAAATCCAAAGAAGTTTTTCTATTCAAGAAAAGCATATTCTCTTCAATAGCACCTTGAGTATCAAGATTTTTAAGAATACTATCAAATTCTCCAAGACCGGCTGCAGCACTAAAATTGTTTAGCACGTTACCTCTTGCATTAATAGCAGCAAAAAGACCTTCAGTTCCGCCGTAGTCAGCAGCAATACCAGCAACTCCAGAACCTGCAGCAGCTTTTTCGCCTTCAACCATAGACATTTCAAGATAATCTTCAAATCTCAAACGAGTTTCAGATTCAGCTTTTAAATACCATAAATATCCAGATGTTCCATCTTCAGTAGCAACTTCAACCCAACCAATCTGAGCCATATCTGATCCATTGACCACATATTTTTCTTTAATAATAATTGGTGAATTGTTAAATTGAGTAAAAGATGGGGTTACGCTTCTAATATCAGCATCACCAGTTCCTTTTCTATATTCAGAACCATATACAAATATTTTAAGATTTGTAGGTGCCCCAGCGCCAAAAGTAGCGGCAAGATCAGCTCCAGTATATGTAGCTACAGTAATTGTTGCTAGAGTAGAAGAAGTATCGACACTATTGGTTACTAAAGCTTTTACTTCAGCTCCAGTAGTAGGATTCATTACTACAATAGTTTGATTAATAGAAATTGCATTATCAACAAAGTTAGCACCCGCAGTAGCATTAAGTACAAAAGTTAAAGTTGTTGCGCTAGCTTTAGTAACATCATTATATGCAATGTGCAATCTATTTTGCTCTGACCAAATTACTTGATCTGAGGTCATAGGCATTTCTGCTCCTACCATACGGAGGAATCCAGAAAGAGTTCGGTTTCCATATCGCTCTACTTCTTGTTCGTAGATCTCAGGAAGATATTGTGCAGCGAAATCTGAAAAATCATCGCCGGCTTTATCTGTAAATTGCAGATAATTTGTAGACAGAACTTGTTGTTTCTGACTAGGTTTAATTGTCCCAAACGAGGGTACTACATTACTCATATTTTAAATTTTAAGTGTTAAATTTTTTTGTTCTAATTTTAAGTTTTGAAGAATCTAAACCGCTAATAGCTTTTACTTTTAAACCATTAACAAATACATCGCCCGGTGCAGTTTGCCTTGGTTCCGTAGTTATGTTTTTGGTTTTAGCAACTTGTTCTTTAATAGCGTCGGCACGGCCTTGCTCATAGAAATGTGTTGCCATAGTATCGGCATTTCGCGCAGCGTAAATTGCTTTATGGTATCCAGCTGGATCTTTCATTTGACCGTTTTTGTCTAGGAACGTCCCGACAAAGTCTGTAAGATCTTTTTGGTTTTCCGCTATTGAGTTAGGATCTTTAACTCCATATCTAACTTTTTTATCTCCTAATTTAAAATCAAAACCTTTGAAATCACTAGAAAAATAATTTTTAGTAGTATTTATAAATCCTTCTCGAACAGCATCATTACGCTTTTGTTCTTCAGTGTATCGATTGAAAAAGTCCATTGCTTTTTGTTGCTCTTGAGTAACACCAGGACGTAATTTAATTTCCTCGTAATACTTGCTTTTTGTTTGCTCTAAAAAGTTTTTGGCTTTTGCAACTTCTTCTTTATACGCAATTTTTTTCTTGCGTATGTCTCTGTCCTCATCAACTTCTTCATCCCATGTAAAATCTTCTAATAGTAGATTTACATCTTCCGAATCTAAATGAGGTTTACTTGTTTTATAATATTCTCTTAACAACGTGTTATTATCTACATTAGAGTAGTCCGCGTTAAGCCTAGCATAGTCTTCAACAGTACCACCTGTTTCCTCCATAAACTTTATAAGTTTATCTACTCCCTCAGGAAGCTCTTGTGCTTTTGTTTCCGATAATACTTCTTTTTGTTCCGATACGGCAGCGGAAGCTTCATTGCTTCTATCCCCTCCTGCCTCTTCAGAATTATCTTCTTCATCTTCAATAACTTGAATAGGAGAATCTACTTCTGCTTCGCTAGCATTGCTATTATCTTGTCTGGTAGATTTTTCATCTGTTGGCTGCTCGTTTCCTTCTCGAATTCCTTCGCTAGTTTTGGATTCGTTGCGTACAGGTACTTCATCTGCGCTTTGCTTTTGAATGGCATCTTCTTCTTTTTTTGGCTCTCCAGGTGGTTTTGAAAGATCAACTTTAACAATGTCCTGCTCGCCTGTTAATTTTTTAGGAGTTCTTTTTTTAATTTTAAAATCTCCTTCTTGTTTTACTTCTGTTGACATAATATGATAATATAAAATTAATTAATAAAATTTACCTCGGCTCAAACTGTTCTAAGCCAAAGCCACTTAAATTATCATTACCCGCTGATTCAAAATCTTTAGGCAATAAATCATTTTTTCTTTGATCAATAAGTTCAGATTGCTGTGTACCTTGTATTCTTACACGTTTATCTTTCCTATCTTCTATTTCTTGTTCTTTTCTTGTAATTGCAGAAGCTTGTATTTCAGCAAGTTGGATATTATAATTAAATTCTTCTGCCATTAATTGTTTCTTAATTAATGCTTCTTGTTCCATTCTAGCTATTTCAAAATCTGATTTAGCTTTTTCAATCTGCACTTTTGTTTCAGCTAAGGCTTGTTGCTTTTGTACTTCTGCAAGCGCTGCGGCCTCAGAAGCCTGTGCGTTAGCTTGTGCTTGAGCTTGTATGTTAGCCTGTTGTGCAGCTTGCTCTTGCTGCCTTCTTTCTTTCTTTTTTAGCTTTAAAAGCTGATTAGCTAGTTTTATATTTGAAACCTCTCTAATATCTATAGCATCATCTAAATCAATACCCCCCACTTGTAGGGCAACTTGTATATTTTGTTCTAATTTAGCTTTTTCTTCTTCATCAGGCTCTAGCTCTAAAAATATACCAAAATCATGCATCGCTACTTTTTCCATTTCTTCAAGTGTATTAACATTAAAAGTATTTATACTATTAAGTAATGCATCTTTAGTTAATGGGAATTGCAAAGCATCATTAGCTCTTAAGCTTATGTTTTCTGCAATTTTTATAGTTATATACATTAACGCTTTTAAAATATGCCTTGTAGCAACATTAGAATTAGCAGCGGCCATTTTTTGTAAGCCTACTAATGCGTTTTTATCGGGCATACTTCCATCAACAGCTTCATTCAAACCAGTTACATCTCTTATCATTTGCAAATAATATTGATAAGTAGATATTAAAGCTTGCACCTTAGACATTCCGCTTGATGATTGAAGTTCTTGAATAGGTACTTTTCCTCTATTTAAATCGCCGTCTTGCGTTAATGATCTTCCAACAATACTACCTGTTTGAAAATACATATTTAATGCTTCGGCTGGGTTGTAATTTGTGCCGTTGCCTAAATCAACTTCCGCTAAACCGTCCATGTCTAAATAAACACCATCAGGAACCACTCTAGCTAAAACTTGCTGAAGTTTTAAATGAGTTAGTTGAATCATATCAGCAAAACCAGTAATTCTACTTACAATAGAATCTATTTTGCCTTTATACATTCTAGGAGCGCAGATAGAGTAATTCATGTTTACTCTGGTAACATCTGAAGAAGGGCGTGTCATATTTTCTGCTAAACTCCAATTAAGCAATTTATTTAATCCTAATACTTTAGCTCCCGTATATAAAACTTCTATGCTTCTCGCTACCCTACTAAAATTATCATTTTCAGGCGGATCAAAAGTATCATCTTTTTCTAATATTTTTTCTAATCCTTGATCCGTATTTTTTAATTTAAATACTTGATTTGTGTAAGTTTTGTATTCAAAAAATAATACAGAGATTAAATTATTATCATCTTGCCCTTTATAATTCCTTGTATAATTACTATAATTACTAGGCCCTTTATATTTTTGTATTTCTTCTAAATCTTCATCAGTTAAATAAGGATATAATCTTTTTACTTCAGATAAACTTAAATTTTTAACTTCACCTACGTAATATATATCATCAAAATTTGGATCTTCCGTGTAAGAATAAACAACATTTGCTGGATCTACATAATCCACAGTAATTCCTTCTGATAAATTAAAGCTAGTCTTTGAAACACCTATCCCTAAAACAGCTAAATCATAGGCTATTCTTCTTTGTATTTCAGGATATTTATTATAAGAAAAAACATTTTTAATAATTTCTTCTTCTGCTATTTCAATGCTTTGTTTATAATTTAGCTGTAAATATAAATCTAATTCAGCTTCTGTTGCAGGTAAGCTTGCGGGATCAGCGGATGCATAAAAATTACCTCCAGTTAATGCATTTAATTGTTCTATTTGCTCTTTATTAGTTATATCTCTTATAGCATTAAAAGCAAAATCAGTTCTTTCTTTAACAGCAAAAGGATCTGTTGCAAAAGATTTTATTTCGTATCCTTTGTCGGTCATTCCATTAACTAAAATGTCAACAAACTTGGGTATTACAGGAACTATTTTCCAATCTAAATTTAAATAAGACAAGTCACCATTTATAGATAATTCGTCTTTATATTTTTGCACAGGTTGTTCGCCCCTTGCGTATAATCTTAATCTATGATAATTCTGGAAGTTTTGTAAATACCTATCGCCCCCAATGTCTTGTCTAAACCATTCGTTTTCTATAGCCCGCCCTACTTGGATACCATAGTCATAACTATTCTTTACTGAATCAGGTACTACCTGATCTGGGAATGAACTGTTATAGTTAGTATTAATCATGTATTTAAATTATTTTTGATGTAATTCCATCATTATTATATCTTTTTATTCCTAAATTTACCGGTTGAAATGTTCTTTTAGCTACCGGAGCATATTTGTTTTTATTACAAGCCATTATAGCTAGGCCAGAACTTATGGACGCATCGTGCTTTGTTCTGTTGTTAAGATTAAATTTAGACCAGTCATTTAAGGTACGTGTAAAATACAAATCCCCATGTGTTTCGCCATTAAAACCTACATGAGCGTCAATATACGATTCTATAGCGGCCGCATGAGCTTGCTTCATATCTTCACTTGAGTTAGGCACTCCGCCTATTTCTCTTTCTGTAATAGACAATTTATTATAAACTTTATCCGGTCGATTCATTGAGTAGCCTCTATATCCTCTTCTTTTTAAATAATATAATAATCTTGGTTTATTATTTTCTGCAAGCAACGGCATACCATAAAACACTAATGCCATTAATACATCTTCAAAAAATATTTCAGCATTATCAGGTCTTGAAATATATTCTAAAAAGAAATGATTAGGTGGTATATCTTCCATCGTAAATTTAGTAAGTCCGTGTAAAGATCCTTTTGATCCGCGCCCATCTACCGTGCCTGATATATCATAACTATCACAACCAAAAGCACCGCAGTGCTCATTAGCTGGGTATCTTAAATTACCTTTAGATATAGATCTATTTTGCATATGCTGTGGTGGCGCCCATGAAATAAAAAATCTTCCATTATTATTGGGATGAAATTCTACTAAAGAATCTTTTACCCCACCTCGCCATTGAAAATTGCCTTGTGTTATAAGGCCTGTATATTTTGTTTCTTCAATATAATCAATCTGTTCGTAAATCTTAGTCAGATTAAATAAAGATTGTTTTGTTTCATCTCTAAATGCATGCTGAGTAGTTCGGGGAAATTGTCTATAAAATTCATTTAAAGCATCTTGGTCTTTCTTTAGCCCATCAACTTCGTTTATCCAATAATCAATTACTCCTATTTCTATTTCGGTACCGTCAATACTTCTGACTGGTTTTTCTGGTGTATCAAATACAGGTAATCCAAACATATTAATGAATCCTTCGTAATTCCATTCCATAGGTATGAACAAAGAATATAATCCTGAGCTAGTCTGTCCGTTGCGGTTTCTTTTTGTAACGTCTGATCCTTCATATAGTTTTTTGAAGTTTTCACCTCCTTTATCTAAAGCATTAGATGTAGAACCCATCATGCATTTACCTACTATTCTACTTCCTAGCCTTAACGTTGTTTTTGTTACTCTCCAGTTATTAATTATATTATCTGGCCTTTCCCACTTACCAGATTCATCGTGGACTAAAAGCTTTAGCTTTTCTCCATCATATGAGTTATCGCCTGTATTTTTCCAGTCGATTGTAGTATCAAGCCCATCAATATCCGCTAATTGTTCGCCAACTTCTATCTTGCGCCGAGTTAGTTTGGAGGCGGGCACTCGATAAGCAAGCTCTGTTTTGGGGCGATCCATACCGTCTTGAACGGGCTTGAAGAAGAAAGGATAATTGGTTGATATTGGAACGACTTTATCTGTAAACATTTTTTTGGCATCAGCCCCAGTTTTTGATAAAATTCCAAATCTTGAGTCGCTGGACATTGTCGCCTGATTAACAGTTTCGCTTGATGCCATGAAGCTAAACCCAGACCGTCTATTTTTGAGGTAGCATATTCCATAGCACCGGGTATCTGCTTTACACGCTTCCCAAAAAATGTAGAATAATCTATTTGATTCTCTAAATTCCGCGGCCCCAACGTCAATTTTAGTCCACTGCAAGTACATGTAATGAGTACCAGTAATGTAAGTTTCATTGCCATCGTTATAAAACGCAAAACCTTCTTCTCTATATTTAAATTCATTATCTATATAATCGTACCATTGTTCTTTAAAATTGTCCGGATAATTATTCCAGTCAAATACGCTTTTTATTTTACTTAATTCTTTAGGGTAGTCAAACTTTTGCCAAAATTGTTCAGCTTTTTTATTTGATCTTTTAAAGCATTTATGTATTAATGGTAGACCTATTTTTAAGCCTTGAATATTATATACTTCACCAAGTTCACCTGTTTTACTTATAACTACTAAGTCGTGCTCTTTGTTATATCCGTATTCCCAACTTTTTTGTTTATTTTTTTTCTTTAATATATTGGGCTTTACATAATCGGGTATAACTGAATATAATGTTTGCTTATACATTATTTTGATCTTGTTTCAGCAAAACCTCCAAAAGTTTTTTGGCTACTAGATTTATCTTCTAATAATTTTTCTTCATTTTCTATTCTAGTAAGTATTTCAAATGCATCAAATATTGCCAACTTTTTTGTTGCTGCTGCATTTTTTAATCTATCTGCTGATATATCATCTTCTGAATCTACAATAGCTTCTTTAGCTACTTTAATTAACTCCTCAACTGCTTTTTGCCCAGCTTGGATTATACTCAGTTTGGTTTTCTTTACGTTCATACTTAATAACAATATCATTAGATTTCATACAATATAACCGCTCATTATCTACTATAAACTCCCATTCGCTGTTTGGAGTAAAGCCTATAACATCACCTGGGTTGATTTCAAGCGCTTTTAACGAGCTATTGCTATACTTTAGTATACCAACATACTTTTGCTCTTTTTCTAGGCTTGTAGGGTCATTATTTAAAATAGGCTTAACAAAGCATCTATCCATAAATGAATGCCACTCATTATTTTTTTTATAAAGATACACCTGATCTGGCTGACAAAAGTAAAGATTGTCTTTAAAATATTTACTACTGTTTTTTTCTTTACCTTTTATATCATAATATCTTCTAAAAACATTATGATGAATTACAATTTCATCACCTTTTTTTATAACGGTGTTATAAGCTTTTGGCGTAGATATAACTTTAGCAAGTTTATTTATAAACTTAAATGATTCTATATTACAGTTTAATATTAAATCTTTATTATCTACTTTAGTTGTATTGTTATATCTTTCCCCAATAGGCTCAACAATAAAATCGTAGATACTATTCATATTCTAAATTATATTCAACAGAAATAGCCATGTTAGAATTAAATTTTTTCCAAGGCAATACCTCATTATTCTTTTTTATAAAAATATTATAAGAATTATCAGTATCTTCGAATATGATATAAGCTATTTTGTGTCCTCCATACACCTCTTGGCCTACAGAGTAATGCATAGCATCATTTTTATAATCAGAACCGATGCTGATCTTTCTTATAACACTACCCATTTTACTTTTCTTTTTCTTCGGTGTTTTCTATTTCTTTATAAACACCTGTTTCAAGATCGATGCTAATAGCGCCATACTCTTTTTCTAACTCTTTTTTATAGGCTTCCATATCTTGCTCGAGCCCGGCGTATTCATGCAATAATACATGCTTTTGATTTTCAACAAGCCCAATGTCTCGCAGCTTATTGTTCATTGTTACTTGTTGTTCTTTAATTTTAGCTAATTGCTCTTCTGTTACTTTTTTTTCTTTTGTACTCATTTGATTAAATTTAATTAAATTATTTTACTTTATCTTTTATTTTTTCAAAGGTTCTTAATCCGCCAAGACCAAGCATTCCTAATAAAACTGTCATTAAATGCTCCATTTGTAATGCCGGAGGAGCGTCGGTTGTTTTTGTTATCCAAATAAATAAATCTCTTATTACGAAGTTATATGCTAACGCCACTCCACAAACCCATCCTATAAATGGTCTCCAGCCTGCAACAAATACTGTTCTATGGCCAGCTTCAATTTCATTTATTTTAGTTTGCAATTCTATTATTTCATTAGGGTCTAATTCTTTACCCTTAATTGCTTCTCTTATTTCCCACGCTAAGTTTCCGGCTACTGACTTTCTCCCATTGCCGCCTTTTAGTAGGCCTAATAATAATTTTAACATAATTTAAGCTTTGTCGTAAGCTTCTTTTTCCCAAGGAAGATTTTTTGCACCTTCCTGCATTTGGCTTCTAGAGTATGTTTTACCTTTCCAGTAAACATTATTATCATCATAATCTAAATCTCCTCTTTTAAATTGGTCAATATGTATCATTTCATGATCAACCACTTTTTCAATTTGCCTTGGATTTAAATCTTTATTTATTAATATAGTTCCATTATTATTGGCTTTACCTAATACACCTTCTCCCAAATCTACATTATATATAGGGGTATTATTTAATTTATAAGGTGGATTATTAAGTTTAAAAGCCATTATTTATAAGGAAACATTTTATTTAATTTATCTTTGCGAGCAGAACAGCCGCAGGGGATATTCAAACCCTCTGCGACTCTATCTACTACACTTTTAATTCCAGTAACTTTAGTAACTTTTTCAATTGAATCACCAAGCCCTTTAGATTTGCTCATTATACAACCGCAAATTCAGTTACAGCGATTCCGCTAGGAAGTCCAACTGTTGATTTTACACCGCCTGGATTAGCTGTAAGAGCTGAATTAATAGCATCTCTAACAGATGGAGTGGTTTCTGTACCGTGAGTTAGTACTATAGTATTAAGTACGGAGGAGTCTGTATGAATAGTAGTTTTAGTACCTTCATTAGCTCCAGCCTCATCACCAGAAGTAACTGTAATTACTGAATCGGTGTTAAGTAAGTGTTGCCCGTCTTCAAAGGCGTCTGCGCCTCCAACAACGGAAATAGAAATAAATCTTGCCATTTTGGTTTTGTTTTGTTATTGTTAATGTTTATGTTTTGCTAGGTTTATACAGTCCTATCTGTTTTCTTTAATTTTTTTACGTTGTGCTTGTCTACTAGCTTTTCTTTCAATACGCCCTTCTATTCTTGAGGCTCTATTTTCTAATCTTTTAGCCTTAGCTCTTGAGCGTTTAGCGCTGGCCTGTTTTGCGCCTGTATCAGCGGATTTAGGCTTACTAGTATCGATGCTTCCTGCGGTTTGATTTGTTTTAGCTTTTGCAGAAGCTGCTTTAGCTTGAGTTTTAGCTAACCTCACTTGTTGTCTAGAAACACCTGGCTTAGCTTTGTCTTTTTTCTTAGTAGCCTTAATTTCTTTTTTAGTTTGAGGTCTGGAAGAACTGACTAAATCTATTTTTTTACTGGACTGTTTAATCATATTTTCTCCAACCTTTGGAGCCTTAGTCAAAGAAGAAAATCCTGAACTAGTTGATACCGTGCCTTTGTTTACTTTCTTTTTAACTACTTTTTTCTTAGTTTGGGCAGGTTTAGGTTTTGGGGTAACAGGTTGAGTAACCGCATTAGGGAGTGTCATCAACTTGTCAAAATTTTGTTGGGATGTTTTAGGCAAAACTTTTGGTGAAACACCAAAATTAGGATCTTTAGTAAAATCTTTTTTTGTAGCAGTTAATTCGGCTTTTGTAAAATTACCAGCTGCTCTTCTTCTTGATTGAGTCTCAGCTGAAGATTCTCCGCCAGTGCCTTTAAAAAATTTTACTATTGCTCCATCAACTTTAATCGGAGAACCTTTCATTTTAAATCCCATCTTAATAATCTTTTTTAGCGGATTTTTTCATATCCCCTTTATTACCACCATATTTTTGTTGGCTTGCAACTGAAGGCTTTCCTACTTGTTGGCCATATCCTTTATTCATGTTTTGCATAGGAGACATGTTTTTCATCATCATTCCTGTATTTACCCCCTCTGTTCCTTGACCTGCAATATCATCCATAGGATTATAAGTAAGATCTGCTTTAGCTTGACCTATCATTCCGGCTGGGCTAGAATATCTGGGATGATTACCACTATAAGTTCCTGCGTGGCCTTTTCTGTCAGCAATATCATTTTCTAAATAATGCATTCTTGCTTTTGAAGATAGTTTTTTGTTATATGCTTCTTTAGCATCATAACGTTCATCTGATTTCATGTGTCCCATAATTTTGTGTTTTGGTTTGTGTTGTTATTGTTGTTGTTTAATTATTAGCAATTCCATCTTCTTCTTGCCGCTCTACCCCGTTCGCTTGTCCAGTCTTTAGATCTAGCGCAAAAAGATTTTCTGCGTTTTGCGGCTTTACTACCTTTCTTTAATTTTGAAGGTGGGGTAGTTACTGCAGTTTGCAGTTTGCTTCCAGGATTATCTCTTTTATATTTTTTAACACCTTTTTCTGACATACCCCCGCCTGCGGCCGCCCCTGTTCCGGTTTTATTTGCTTTATTATAATAACCTTTTGATTTTTTCCGTGAAGGCGCATCTCCTTTCTTTAAAAAAGGTGACGAGTGTTGTATATATGCCATTATTTTATGAGTTTAAGCCATTTAGCTAAAGTATATCCTATAGTCACAGCTAAAAGTATTATTTTAAGCCATACTTCTATTTCCATCATAGTTACTACACCAACTGATCCATTGATAGCTAGCAACTTTATATCCGCCAAATCCATTATTATTCTCCGCGCGCTGCTTTTGCAATTTGCGTAATAGCACCTGCTTTATAAAATGTTGGAGCTTTTTTAACTTCCATCCCATTAATACCCGAGCTATTACCACTTGCCATTGGAAAACCTTTTGTACTTAAAGGACCATCCCATACGTGAGATTCTCCTACTTGCCCTTTTAATATAGGGTTTGAAATTATTGCTTTACTTTTGTCCATAATTATCTATACTTGTCTTTATTAACATTGTCTATAGAAACCTTTAAAACTTTATTTGTGTAGGTTTCACCTTTCATTATTACATTTCTACGTTCGCTTATTGGAATATCTTCTTCACCAAGCATTATCTTATATATTTTATTTATAAGCTGCTTACATTTAAAAGATGTTTTGTATATATTATACTTTTGAGTTGTATGATTTCTTTTACGCCATACAGTTATCCAGCCTTCTTTTAATAGTGTATTCCATCTTCTATTATTCCAGCTATACGAATAAGCCCCCGTTTTAAAATCTATCTTGCTAAATAGATCAACACAATCTAAATATATTAAGAGCTCTAAATCAGCATCAGTCATGCCATTATTTTTAGCAGCCCACTTTCTTATAATTCTATAATGCTTCAGCAAGTTAAGATCTTTTAAATCTCTTGCTTCTAATCTTTTCATAAAACGATTACAACGTCTTGGAGTTTAATTACTTGTAAAACTTCTTTATTTATTTCAACACCATGCCCTGCATGCTTATCATAATAAATATTGTCGTTTTCTTCAACTCCAATTACTTCAGAACCTACAGATATTACTTTGGCTTTATTATATCTTAAATCTTCTCTTTGATTTTCAGTTAACAATAAGCCTCCCTTGGTTTCAGAAGTACCTTGTTTTTCTTTTTTAATTATTAAGTTTCTACCTATTGCCTTCATTAATACGTAAATTATTAATTATACAATCTGTAGACAATATAGTAGTTGCAACTGAAGCAGCATTTTTTAATGCGGTTTTGGTTACAAGCAATGGATCAATTATTCCTGACTTAATCATATTTTTACTTTGGCCAGTAATAACATCAAGCCCCCAACCTTTTTTAGTAGGCTCAACAATATCGAAATTTGCATTTTCTAATATTGTTATATAAGGAGCTTTAATAGCGTTTAATAATATTTCTTCGGCTTTATTTTTAGGCTTTATTTGTGTTGATGCGTTTAATAATGCAACGCCCCCACCCGGTACAATGCCTTCTTTAATAGCAGCTTTAGTAGCACAAATAGCGTCTTCTACTCTATCTGCTTTTTCTTTTAATTCAATATCTGAATCTGCACCAACTTTAACTGTAGCAATCTTAGCTGATAACCTAGCTAATCTTTTTTCAAGCCTTATAGTTTCAGCAGCATTGTTTTTACCAGATAAATCTTTTTTAATTTTATTAATTACTTCGGATACTTCATCGGTAATACTTTCAACTTTTATAATAGTTTCAGTATCATTGGTAACAGATTTTAAACATTTACCTAAATGCTCTGGCTGTATTAAATCCATGTCATCACCTAAATCTTCATTTATAATAGTAGCGCCGGTTAATAATGCTAAATCAGTTAGCATATCTTTTTTAGCTACTCCATAAGTAGGTGCATTGATAACATTAATTTTTACATTACCTTTTATTTTATTCATCGCCAATGTAGATATAACTTTAGGATCTAAATCAGCTATAATAAGTAAAGGTTTACTTTTCTTTATAATGTATTCTAATACAGATTGTATCTTACGTATATTTTCTACAGGAGATTCAATTAATAATACATAAGGATTGTCAAGCTCTGCAACTTTAGAATCTTGCTTAGTAATAAAATGTGAATTTGTTAGCCCCTTTTCGTATTGTAATCCATCAATTAATTCAGCTGTAGTTTCAGACAACTCTGTTGTTTCCATCATAACTACGCCGGTTTCATCAACTGATCTAAAGGCGTTTGCAATAGTTGTACCTAGTTTTATATCGTTATTAGTAGATATACTAGCCACTTGGTCAATCATATCACCTGTGACCTCTACAGAAGCTTTTTCTAAATGTTGCACAACTTTCTGTACAGCACTGTCAATACCTTCTTTTAATCCCCTAGCGCCTAATTCTTTTAATTTAGGATATGCCTCATTTAAAATTGAGTGCGCTAGCACTGTAGCCGTTGTCGTTCCGTCGCCAGCTTCTCTTACAGTTTTCCTAGCAGCTTCCTTTAAAAGCGTAGCACCCATATTTTCAATAGGGTCTAATAATACAATTGAATCAGCTACAGTTACCCCATCTTTTGTAATAACAGGTTTTCCTGCGCCGTCTTCTAATATCACACGTTTACCGCTAGCTCCGAGAGTGGAACTAACGGCTTTTGTGAGTTTGTTTATACCTTCAAATAGTTTATCCTTAGCTTCGTGACCAAAGCTGAGGTTCTTGACAATTGCGTCCGACATGATTTAATTAAATTTAATTTAAGTATTTTATTTAAAAGGTTTTTACAACAACTGGACCTTCGGAAAGTTTTAATTTTTTAGCGTAATGTTCAATTGAAGATTCAATTGCTTTTTCAGCTCCTTCAATTGTTTCACGCCTTGTAATTCCGTTCCAGTTTTCGTTGAAATCAATCCATTCAGCTTGGTAATAGCCGTTTGGAAGTTGAGTTATTCGCCAATTTTTTTTCTTTGAATAACGTTTCCAAATTTTCTTGGTTTCTTCGGATACTTGTGGTTGACTAGACCACGATTGAGTCTGGTAAAATAGCGTCATTGGTGTTGGTTTAAAATTAGTTAGGTTTATAGTTTATTATTACTTGTAATTACTCACCTTTACAAGAACAGCTGTCTTCGCCGCATGTGCATTTTTTTTGTGACGTTAGTTGCCTATGCGCGCCAGCTCTATCATCATAATCTAATGCTGCTTTTAATATAATCTTGTCCATTACATCGTCTTGGTTTTTCAACATTTCTTTTTGAAGATTAATAACCATAGATTCTAAATCATCTTTTGCTTTGGTTAAATAGTCTATTTGTAATTGCTTTTTTTCTACATCATTTTTTAATGAGTTTACATCATCGGGTTTAGCACCAGTAATTGTGCTAATAACAATACCAATTGAAGCAGAAATGGTTCCAATTAGCATCATTACAACTTCTTTGTTTGTTTCTAATACAGGAAACATTACAAGCCATACTACTATTCCTATAATTAATAAGAATACAAATAAACTTCCAATATAATGTCTTATTTCGCGAGCTATGCCGTTTCTTGGTAATTTCATTTTTTTATTTTAATTTTATGCAAATGCCATGTATATAAAAATCTTATTAAGTCCATTATTTGCTTAACTTGATGTTTTTAATTGAAACCCATCAGAATTTAAATCCATTATATTTTCTCCAGTATATTCGGCACCGGAGCTGTTAGCATCTAATCTTGCTGAATTTGGGTTTGTAGTGTCTCTTTTATTGTCAATCATAATCCAATCAGAGGTCTGGTCAGTCCCTTTAATCATAACAAAACTTGGAGCAAAATCCAAAGTAACAATAGTACCTGTTGTAGAGCCGTTCCCCGTATAAGTCCCCATCTTACTATATCCTGTAACTGAATGGAAGCAGTAGGCGATAAAATTATTAGAAGAATTAACTTCAAAATGACTTCCTAAGGTAAATGTATTGGTTTGTACACTTTTTACTCTATCTCTTGTTTGTTTTTGTCCATTGTCATTTAAGTAAAGATTTTCTCCATTTCCTACTGTACTACCACCAACACACCAATAATTAGCAGATGTTAAATCTTTTACTATTACTATATTACATGCTTCCGTTAAACCAGTCCCAACAGTAGCTCCATCTGTATTATTCCCTGTATACTTCACAATACTAAACCCAGAATCTTTATTAGCACTAACCTGGCTTGCTGTAGTGCCCTCATTATTAGTAACAGCTGTGCCTCCAGCTTTCCAGTTCCATGAAACATAATCTACGGTATTTGCATTTGTTCCAACGATACCAACACCATTAACCGTAAAACCGTTTGCATCAAAAGAGGTTACTCCTGCGTATGTTGTTTCCGCTGATGTTGTTTCGCTTTGTAGTAATTTTGAAGCTCCTCTTACGGAATCAATCAATACGTTCCCGATAGCAGAGCTTCTTGCTTTAATCCAAACAAAATCCGGTGCAAAATCTAAATGACCATTAAAGTTTACATTTGTAGCCGCTCCGCTATATGATGTAGCGATACCTCTAGCTAAAGTTGTTACTTGAGTTTGTGTAAGTACTGTATTAAATATTCTTACTTGGTCTATATCGCAATCATTTGTCCAAGTCTGTCCTATACTGCCATTCACATAAATTTGCCCTATTGAGAATGGGCTTGTTGTTGCTGCTATTGTAACGGTCAAAGTCGCTGTGTTTTCAAGAACACCATTTATGTAAATCTTTTGAGTATTACCAGTTATTGTTACTACACAATGAACCCATAATCCAGTATTGACATTTGAAACACTAGTGTGTTCTGGGTTGTTAGCATTACTTGCATTACCGCTCCTTCCAACTAATTTATTATTATTTATGTAAAGGTGCAGATTACCCCAATGGTTTCCTGATATATTATCCCCAACTAACCCTTGCGGATTTGTTGATGTTGTTTTTACCCATAAAGAAACACTTGCGGTCGATAGGGAAGGTTTGGATGCATTAGGGACTACTATACTACTACTAAGACCATTAAATACCGCGGCTTGGTCAAAAGCACCTCCTTGATAAGTAATATTAGCTGGTGTACCATTATATGTTCCACTAGTATCATTTGAATTTCCATTCATTTCATATAGTGCAATACAGCCTGCACCTGCTGGATAATTAACTGTACTTAAATCTTGTGTATTTAAAAGACCATTAGCACTGGTGTCCATTGTATATGTGGCTATAGCTGTTTGCCCAGATGGGAATGCAGCTGTAGATGCAGTTGCGGCTGTTTCGCCATAAAGAGCTGTAACATCTGAAGAACTTAATGCAGCATTATAAACCCTAACTTGGTCTATTAAACCATTAAATTCATTATTAGAAGCCCAATCTGTTAAACCTCCTATTTGTAAGTTTGAAGTACCTAAAAAATTACTACTTGCAATTCTTGTGTTTTCTAAAACACCATTTAAATAAATTTTTTGCGTTTTTGATGATGCGTCAAAAGTACACACCCAATGTTGCCAAGTTCCATCAGTTGATACATTTGTGGTTGAGTCTACATCATTAGCATAAAAACCAAATCTCATTTTGCCGACTGGGTAGGATACGATTCTACCAATGTGCAAATTTTTATTACTACCATTATCTCCTTCTGTAATTATAACATAATTATCATTTGTACTATCAGTACACGCAATCCAAAAAGAAAAACTAAAGGAATTATTCGCAATATTAAGGTTAGAATTTATTTCTATTTTACTACTACTTCCGTTAAAACTCCCTGATCCATTTATATACCCGCCTATACCTTGTGTAGCGCCATTACCTGTATATAATTTTGTATCAAAATAATTAGTTGCTGGTCCTATAAATCCGC